AGGACCTACAGGAGTCCCTGACCGTCGCCAAGCACATGAACTCAGTCCATGTGAAGGAACTGGACCAGAGGACCGAGCGGGTCATGGAGATGTCTTTTGAAAAGGATGAACTCAAGGCGCAGATCCAGAAACTCAGGGAGACGGTGATTCAACAGGGAGAGCAACTCATCATCTACAAGGCGAAAGAAGAACAACCACACACTCCGGCGTCTGCCTGTGCTCACGCAGTCATCTCGGTCTGTAACAATGAGATGGATATCCTGAAGGAGCAACTCAAGAAGGCAGAGGAGGAGGTCAAGTCGTCCCAGTCCGCCCTCGCCGAGGCATATGAGAGGCAGGACCAGTGGAAGGTCATCATCGCCAACGAAGTCGCCCTGAAGGAGAAGATCCAACAGGAGAAGAAACTGGCGGAGGAGAAGAGCAAGGAGGAGACCGAGCAGTATCTGGAATGGTTTGGAGACATCAATGAGGCAATGGGATGCGACCGTGAAGACCCGGCGGTGGTGAACGTGGAGCACTATGTTCAGCAACACAAGAACATGAAGGAGGAACTGGCGAAGAAGTTCTATGACCACTACTCGGGGCGGGGAGCGGAGACCCTGATGGTCGCCAAGATTGTGGGACCGAACCTCTCAAACATGATGGACTATATCCTGGAGGCGAACAAGATGTATGATGATGAAGTCATGGAATGGAAGGAGAAATGGGAAGAGGAGAAGAAATACAGTTGCGAAATGGGAGACTATATTGATGAACTCAAGAAGAAGATCCATAATACTTTTAAAGACACCCCAGTCGGAGACAGAATCTTCGGGGAGGCGGTGTTGAACCCAGAAGACCAGTGCCACAGTCTAGATGAATTTCTCAAGAAGGCGAAGGCATATATGATGGAGGAAGATGATGATGAGGATTTGTAAATCAAACGCCGGTCTGTCTAAAATAAAAAAAAATGAAAAATCTTAAAATTTGAAAGTTGTATTCCATTTATATCACACCCCCACACAATCACACACACTGGTTCCATCTGCGGAACCTACCCCTCGTAAGAAACCTACAGCAACTCGGATAAAACACAAGAAATATATCTACACTACTACAAAGACTCAAGCAACATGAACGCAATCGCCCAGATCGGATACCGGCAATCTCACCCCAAGTCCCAGAAACTGACCGACCTGCTCATCAGAGACAACGGCACCAAACCCCACTGGTGGCGCGATGAAGAACATGGCACAATCCAAGGAGTAATCAAACTCTACGAAGAAATGCTGAAGCACTCCAGAGACCTGACCTGCCGGGACATCCTGATGAGGAGCATCCGACAAGCAGATTCACCATGCGGAGGCAAACTCAGTGGCGGTCAGATCCTCCGAAGCATTATGGAGTGTGCCGGACGGGACTGGGATTGTCAGGAACGCCTCATCAGGTCTGTCATGAAGTTTCAGGCACAGGAATACAAGACCGGAGAATGCCCCTCAACAATGAAAGACTTCCCAGGCAAGGGAAGAGGTCTGGTGGCAAACAGGGACATCAAAGAAGGTGAAATCGTTGGATTCTACCCAGTGGACTGGTTCCTCAACGGCAGGGATCACAAGGGACTGATTACAGGCAAACCAGAAGGTCCCATCCCAATTCAGGATCAGCACACCTGGAGCATGTATCAGGGTCTCTGCGGAGACGGGAACCGAGAACATGAACCCGAGAACTACACCAAGACTGCTGATGAAATCATAGAGAACAATGGTATCATCACCAAGATGCTGGAGACATATGGATACACATTTCACGGGGACGAAATGGAGGAGACTGACCTGTGGAGAGGTTATCAAGACATGTGCTCAGAGTCATGGGCAGATCCCCGCCTCAAACACAAGAACGACTGGATGAATATACACTTCGGCAATGATGGGATCTTCTGCCTGAATCAGACCAAGGAGGAGTATATCATCAAATGCCACGACAATGCTCAGGCAGTCCAAGATTGGAGATTTGACGATATCATCTCAAATGTGATGCTGGACTACGTCGCGGTCGCACTCAGAGACATCAAAGAAGGAGAAGAAATCTCAGACTCATATGGTCCAGACTACTGGTGGAACGGGAGACTATCAAAGTCAGATGAGGCAAACATTGATAAGTCAAACAGAGGAAAAGTAAAGAAATATAAGGCAAAGAAGAAGAAGGCGGAGAAAGACCGCAGACACGCATGGCACACTCTGATTCAGACAGTCGTCGGAACATATAACGAACTGCCCGAAGAACATGAAGACTATCCAGGTCCCAGAGAGTTGTGGGAACCAGAAATTGAAGGTGGTGGAATAACTGGCATGACTCTGATGATTGCCACAAGGACAGATGGAAGCGTCTGTCTGGCACAAAATCCAAAAGTCCAACAGCATGTCAGGGATTATGCCACAAGACAACTACAGACGCAATAGGTATAAATGTTTATTACATATCAGTATCATATCATCAAATAAAGTAATCAATTCAGGATAATCTTTTAATACATCACGCATCCTTTTAATCTCAATAATATTCATTAGATTCAACTTTTCAATTTCAGTCTCCGAAATCATATTATTATAAACCCTTTTTTTTAATTTTACATTTTATACTTACAGTATCTCTCATTTCATTTCAGATGTCATTTGTCAAATATTGTAATTTAATTTATTCAATTCTGGAGACCTGATTTTCAATATCCTGTCTTCTACTTGTTTCTTCTCTGATGTCATCCCAGTATTCAGGTCCATATGCCAATGATAATTCATCTCCTTTATTTATTTTTTTAATAGCATGAACATCTAATACTTTAAATCCAACATTCTGTTTCTCTACATTATATTCTTCAGAAGGTATAAAAGATAAATCATTTATAAAATGTCCTACTAATCTATTATCATTTTTAAATAAAGGATCAGATATGATTGTTAAATCTTGTAATATACCCATTGAATAATCAGCAAGTTTATTTAAATGACCGCTTTTTATTAATTCTTCAAAATCAGTATCTTCTCCATAACACTTTCTACTACAACCAAATTCTCTCTGCTCTCCATCAGTCATTACAATCCAATGGACAGGGAAGGTTGTAATATATTCACCTTCTTCAATATCTCTCGTTGCGAATAATCCCATCCCACGATTCAGGTCTCCGGATACTGATTCTTTTAATTCAATTGGACGATCTTTATATTCTTCCATCTCATTACATGCTCCCATGATTTGAAACAGGTTATTGCGTAAATCATCTTTTGACATTTGGATTTCGGAGACTGATTCTGACATTTATATTATACTACTTCTTTTTATTTTTATTTAATATCTCTTCCGCAACATTCATATCAGCATTGTTGTTTTTTATTATTTTATAGATAATCCCACTACCTTCATTAGTTGGAGCAATACTCATATCTGGATTATGTATTGAGGTTGTTATCTCTGTTATTGTCTTCGCCTTCGTTACAGTGAAATTCGTCTCGGTTGTATTCTGAAAAAAGAAGTCTCCGAAACCATTCTCCTTATTCACTACATAGACTATTGGTAATGTCTTACCATCTGAATTATATTGAGCATCAGAAATAATATCAGACCGTATAATATAATAAGGTGTCAGCATTTTTCGTGGCAGTCTCTGTGCTTCAATACTCGCAGATTCCTGTTTATCTGATACATTTGAATAAAACCCATGGATCGCAACAGGTTTCTTCCCTCCTATAATCTCTGACTCTATTGATGGCAACTGTCCCGTATATAATTCACCACCATACACATTTGTCTTAAATTGAATTACATCAGAAGATTTGATAACAGCATTCGTTGTCAATGACCCCTGAGGAGTAAATGTAATCTCATCATTCAGTCTCCGCTGTCGCTGATTTAATGTATTATTAGAACTAAATTGACCATATTCAAAACCCATGATACCCATCAAACTATCTTGCCATTTATCTTCATTAATATTAAATGACTCTATGAATATACCGCCCAGAGCATCAAATATATTCCATGGTTCAATATTGATATTCGTTGCTGAAACCTTTGCTCCACCACTGAATTGGACATCCGCCAGATATGGCATCATATCAGGGCAGAAATCTCTCTTTAATAAATGTTTATTCAAATACCAAACAGGAGTCCCAGCATCCGCATTAATTGGATCTGTTCCTGTATTTGATCCCGCATTCACACTGTTCCCTGTATATTCAGGTGTGTGTAATGCCTGAATCTGAAATTTACTCTCATCAGGATCCCAATTGATTGTCGGTTCATTCGCTCCCACATATCTCTGTTTAATTGAATGAACCACAGGTCGCGTTGTGGCAGAATGGTCGCCCAAAGCATCTGAATCTACAAAATATCTATCAGTTGCGGGTCCATCCAGCATTCCAGTATATAATACCATTGATGATGTCCCATATGCTGAGAAATGTGGATCATATCCCAACTTTCGTGGTGTCGTATATCCATCTAATCTACTATCACCATGGACATCCCCAGATAAATGATATTCAGCAGTGCCCACTATTGGTGCCGTCCAGTCCTCACCAATCTTCCCCCAGACCTTATCATAGATTCCACCGATTCTAGATGTATTAAATGATATTACTTTATATTCTCGTGGCAGACCCGTTGCGGGATCATTCATAGTTACAGTCTCCCGAATCGCGAATCCATAATACATATCAAATTCTTTGCCTTCTAATCCTCCCCTCGCAATATTCTCCCTCTCAGGTTCAAATGTTATGAATAATGGAAGAGATGTAAAAAATTTAGGTTTGATATAATGTGCTCCCAGTGGTGCGCTCGCCTGCCAGTTAGCATTATTCACTGCTCCTGTCTGTTGCTCATAATTATCACTTCCCAACTGACTAAATGGATATACATTCCCAGGTCCTTCATCTAAATTGATATGAATAAATCTCGCCTTGTCTGATCCCAATGCTCCCAGAAAGTCTCCGAATGGTAATTCTGCCAGGGCACTGTTCTGAGTCTTAAATAATGACTCATCTCGTCCCTGTTGTCTAAATAACTCTTTAAAATATTTTAAATTAGTTTCATTCCATTCATACGATGTAACTATTTTATTATCAGCATGCTGAGGACTGTCCCTCATATCAAATGGAACCGTATTTAACATTTGACCAGGGATCCAGTTTCGCCACGATCGTGCTCCAGGTGTCACAGCAGTATCTCCCACCGGTTCCCAGACAACACCATTTGGATGTAAATCATATTCTCCAGCATTTATCTGTGAAGCATTCTTACATATCTCTCTTCCAGCAACCCACAAGTCAGGTCTTTTGACTCCGATTGTGGAATACTGCTGAATATATTGTATTACATTCAATTCGTCATTCGTTGTCACTGGATATGCGATCGCCTCATCCGTCCAATAAGATGCCCACCGATCCTTTGAGAACTCCACAGAATTTGCTGATGGAAATGCTTTATAACATTCTGAATCACTGAAACAGGAGACTGCTGACTGTGAAAGTAATTGAGTATTCCCAGGTCCCGGTGGGATTGTCTTACCTCCAGTCATAGCATAGATTGTCTCTACATCTCCCCGCTTCTGTAATTGATCCGTCATCTGTTTCGCAATCGCATCCGGAGACTGAAATCCAGTCTCTATTTCAATATCCTTCGTCTCTTTATAGATTATCCACTCCTGAAGACATGGATCTCTGTAATGTCGGCAGTTCACATTCAATTTATATGAATCTCGTGATGAGGTTGTATTATCAATATCTTCCTTATCTCCCTGCTGAATATCTGATATATATCTTGTATCACCTGTCGCTGTCCCATATTGACTTGCCAATCCCACATAATTCTGCTCACATACCATTATTGTAAATCTTGAATTATTCTGTCTATATTTAAACAGTTTATCTGTATTATAATCATGTGCGTCCAATCGTCTCGCACCAGTCGTGGAGGGTGCGGTTCCATTCTTCTGATATTTGATATCTCCATCTAATGTGTGATACCCAGCATAATCAATCATCATCGTTCGCCCCTGATTATATGAATCATAAGGTCCATTTCCAGTCCCTCCAAATGCCGTTTTAAACCAGTTAAATGCTGTGCCTGAGGCATTGTAATCATAAGCAATCTTATCTAAATCAAATCTTCTAGGAAGCATAGCATATCCCTGTCCATTATTAGTCTTATAATATGTAATTGACAATGATGCTTTATTGTCTGCCAATTTCTTTGGAACACTCTTTTGTATATATCTATATGATAAGGCACCGTTTGGAGGTAATGTCCCCTCGGGTGATATCACCACATCTGTGCCAGAATTATATAATGGATCTAAATACAACTGATATAATTGGAGTTCAGTCTCCTCAACTTCATAATCTAATTCTAAATCTCGTCCTGTAATCTCAATTACATCTCCATCTCCACAACCTCTTTCAGATATAAATCCAGAATGAACTGAAACTACATCTCCCACATTCAGTCTCAAACCATCTGAGACTTTACATGTGAACTGTGATGTATTAGTGCCTCCCGTGTGTTTCTCCGCTGAATTTGTGCGGTTACAATCTATTAATATTGTATCGGTGTGTCCACTCATTTATATTAATAGATGATAAAAAATAAAATTAAAAAATACGATGATTTAGGCATATGTGATAGAAACTCTGCCATTCGTGAGTTGGAGAGACTTGACAGTCTCCAACCAGACCCTCTGGACATATCCATTTGCGGTGACCACTGATGAATTACTCCATTCTAGATATAACTCAATACCCCGTGAATTGACCCGGTCTCCAGGTTGGAGTTTCAGAGCAGGGAAGAAATACTGTCCGCCTAGTGTGAATAAACTGTTCTTCGCAGGATCGCCCGTGAAGTTCGCCTGGACAGATGCGCATTGAAGACTCCCGAGTGAGAGACCGCCTTTGCCTTCTCCAGAGAAGAGTTGGCGGGGGACACAGGCAGGGGTGACCATTTCAGCAGATGCTGTATTATGAAAGTGTCTAGCACTATTCTTTACATCAATAGGGAAGATGAAATTATCATTATATTTTAAATTGAGAGTTGCTTCACCTTCTACATTAAGAGATGAAGTGGCACCATGAGATACATCACGGAGAGGTGCGAAGGCACCCGTCCACCCTGTATTTAGGTCTCCGGTTGTATTCTCATCCACAGAAGATAAACTGAAAAAGATTCTATTTATCATTCTACCTGCTCCACCAATATTTCTGATAAGTGTTCCAGTTGGGACTTTACCAGCACCATCGTTTAATGAATATTTAGAGAGTCTGTAATCAGCATAATTAAATTGGAGATTGCGGTTGGCATTCGCATATGATACCATCATTTCATTTGGATAGAAAAGATAATCAGCAATCATCTTAGTCTCAGATGTCTTAATAGAGCATGAGGTTCCTGCTGATGGATTCGCACGATGAGGTGCGATGACTCTTTGACTTGTCTTCGTAAAGAACAGTTCTAGAGTGACTAATTCATCTAGCATAAATAATGGGATCTGCTGGGTCTTCAAAAATGGCACAAGGTCTGCGAGTGATAACTGAAATGTGGGTTCAGTCTCCGCACTGACTCTCGTCAAATCATTCCAATATCCAAATTTATAAATGGGGCGACCATTACCAACTGACGCATCATTCTTACCACCAACCGTTGCGAGTTTATTCATAAATTGTAATGTGCCAGCAGGTCCTTCTACACCATCCTGCTGGGTTGGGATACCTGCTTCTACACCATTATCAAATGTAATAAAATCAGCAGTTGTATTGCCAGGTGCGATTGTGCCATCATCTCCGGCACCATTGTGGGGATTAGATCCCGCCCATCCCCACATATAAGTGTTCGCAACATTATTGATTTGATCCTTGTATTCAAATCCGAAGTTCATAATTCTAGAAGTAAGATATTGCTCTCTTTCTTTCATTGCCTCCTGAGACAAGAAGATTGACTTGTAACTCATGAAATATCTAAAATCGTCAATTTCTGAAACGGTTTTTGAACCGATTGAAAAACGGACCCGATCTATCAAATTATATACGCCTATATTGATTGGATATACACCTTTACGATCTACACCAGTGACAGCAAGTTGGAGTTTGGATTGTGAATGTAAAATACCTTTATTCTGAAAAGCAAATCTTACATATCCGTCATTATGAACTACAGGGTCTAGAATGTCTGTGAGGACATCCATGGAGGTGTCAGAGGGCATTGCTCCGATCTTTAGTAAATCAGGGATTTGAGTGGACTTAGTGCCTGAGGTTGTTCCGACAGTATTCATCTGGGAGAGATTCGTGGACTGAGACATATTTTTATAATAATAAATATATCTTAATTTAAAAATAAAAATATCAAAAATTTAATTAGATTTAGGAGACTACCTGAACTCCTCCATTATTAAATGCGAGGGTCTGTTTCGCATGGACAAACAAGAAGACTGAATGAGGAGTGTCCTTTGATAGACCAGTCTCCAACATTACGCCCCAGGCATCCTGTGAGAAATTCTGCCCCTGGTCTGATATGGAGTCATATGCGATACCAACACCATGGACACCTCCTCCATTAATAACTGTCTTATCACTACCTCCCACACATCCTGCCTGTGATAATGACCCGATACCATTTTGATAATGAGTATTATGTCTGGATACGATTGTTCTATTAATAGTGCTGAATGATTTCACAGAATCCATAAAATGTCTTTGAAGAGAACCATCTACTTCATTATTCTGAGATCCAGTATTAGATAAATCATTTGGAGCATCCTTCTGTAATAGGTCTAGATTATATTCTAATGGGAAGCGTTCTGCCCCCTTCATAAATACTGCCTGCTTTACGAATGCGGGGAAATCATTAGAAGCAGACTGCCCATATGAATTATCAGATCCAACCAGAGGAGCAGTTGCCATACCATCACTCCGAATGTTATTAATATTCTGTGCGGGCAAGAAATTCATAAAGCATCCGAGAACCCGAGAGAGACCGAGATTGAAATTCAATACAGCATTCGTGGAGTTAATTGATGTATAATATGAGGAGACTGAATTATATTCAAATGATCCAGATGTCGCAGGTTCCGAATCTACCGCTTCACAGATAAGTCTGACATCTCTCATTTCATAATAAGAGTTCGCAAGACCAACACTACCATCTCCTGTAAATAATACATTATTATCGGGTGCTAGATGAATTTCTACTAGAAGACCCTTAGTCGCCATAAGAGGGATTGATGAAGTGCCATTGAAGAGACCGCATGGGAGATGAGCACAGAAGGAGTTCCCAGATCCACGCTGAGTTGGGTTCGCAAGAACAGTCCGTTTGAATGCTCTGAAATTAGGCATGATAAGTGCTGTGGTGGATAGGTGCCCTGTGAGGTCACCCAACGAATTTAATACAGGAACGAATGAACTACAGAACCTGTTGTAAAATTTTATATCTTCTATGGTCTGATGTGTGGTCTGACTTTTTATAACCAGTCTCTCAATACAATTATAAATTCCAATGCGATTATTAATAAATGTTTCGTCAGTATCTAATACATAAGAGTCAGCACCATCTCCAGTATTATTTCTTACTGCGAATTTACCTGTGAATCTTACAGAACGACCAACTAATGCTCTGGGTTGTTCTCCGATTATGAATTGTATAATAGGATTACCATCTCTATACGAGACTACTCCATTTGACTGGATATTGGAAGGGACTATTTCTAGGTTACTGATTTGAGGTATTGAAGTCATATTTTATAATATGATTAATAAAAAAAAAATTAATAAAAAAATTACATTTTATTTAGACGATTGTCTGGACAGCATTTCCTTTTATTTCTAAGCGTCTGATGTGGTGGACAAAATTCATCCATAATTTATTCTTTTCGGGAGACTGGGTTTCAGCATATTCAATTTGTAAATTGAAATCTTTTCCTCGGGCATCGTATGTGCCTGTCTGAAGACTTAGTGCTCTACCGATAACTGCGTTGGTCTGAAACTTTCTAAATGATAGAGGTTTGATTCCGCAGACCGCGAGACTTTTCTCCAATTCAATCATCGCCTGCTGTTCAATACTGGTCTTATTACCCATCTTTGATACATCCACAGGTCTGCTTGGATTAAGTTGCCCATTATAAAACCACCTATACAGTGTTGCGTGATCCCAGCATCCTGTGAGACCACTACGGATTGAATTAACTGCCTGACCACCGACTCCCGTTGGTGAATCTACCGATCCAGAGTTTGCCTTTGATTCTAATTCTAAATAACTGTAATTATCTGAATTATGAGCATTGGCAGTCACTTTACCATTTGTCCCATCAATGACACCCTGTGCCTCTAAATCATCAAATCCAGTAATATGTTTATTACCTGAATAAATAGATGCGTCTGTGGGGACCGATAAGATACCCCGACAACGAGACTGGGATAGAGGGAGTCTAATATTAGCAACTACATCTGATTTGAGTTGTGAATACTTATAATTCGTGACAGATAAGAAATCATAATTAATGGTTCCACCGCCCTTCATCATTCTCATCATAGATGAAACATATTGCTGGGGCATTTGAAGTTTCTGTAATACCATATTCACATCTTCTACTTTATACTTTATATTCTGTGTATTCCAACCTCCCGCACTTGAATTACCATTTGGAGTGACTATTCGGGAGACTGATTGACTGACGATTGACCATTGACCTTGGTCTCCGGATATCTTCGCTGATGAAAGAAAGTAAGTATCATCTAGAGTAATCTTCACTAAACCATAATGTCCACCTTCAGTCGTTGTGGGATTTGTGAAATCTCCGTCTGCCCATTGAATCTCTTTAATTGTCATAATATTCTTTTTAGGTGCCGTATTGCCTTCTACGATTGAGGCATAATAATCACCTGCCGTGGCATCTTTGAGTGATAATTTATTATTAATAAGACATATCTTTTCACCCACAACCAGAGGGAAGTTCTCTAGACCGATTTGATTATTATCTCTCTTTACGAATAGCACATTAGTCTTGCCTCCAGGGTTCCATGCTCCAGCATCTAATTTATCATTAGTATCAAATCCAGTAATAGAGTGGAAGATGGGGCAGTTTCTCGCCTGTCTTAGAGGATTGACAGTGTCTAGAATACGGAGGACTCTTGGACCTTCTTCTAATTGAATCTCAATCCGGAGACCGTCCGTAAGAAGAGTTGGGAATACCTTATCACTTGAAAAGATACCTGTGTTCAATTGTAATTGACATTTAACCTTTTGCTGACCTGGATTGAATGATACATTATTGACATCAGTGGATATATCAGCATTATAGGTATTAAGATATGCCTTATCACCATCAGTGCCATTGCCCTGTTGCTGGAGACCTCCATAGGTGTAAGGTTGCCAGTATTGATTATGAGGAACATTATTAAGGTCTGTCTTTACCGTTTGACGGGTGGAACGGCAATAGGAAGAATATGAGGAGCATCCCTCTGTGAGTGCCCTCTTTTCTCTGATTGTGCTGTCAGACTCATAATCATATTTAATTGCGGTTAAAGTATTGTAATTTTGAATCTGTTCAACGATGGATCCACCTGGGGCATTTTGATATATGGTTATATCACGGATTAATACATGTCCACCTAGTTCAGAGTCTAGGCAGAGGCGGGTGCGACCGTTAGTGGGTTGGTCTTCAATATTTACTAGAAATTCTAGGTAAGACTCTTTAGGTTGGAAGAACTCTACTGAACCAGCAGGTATAGTTAAATGTATTACACCACCCTGGTCAAAATTTAAACCATTCTCCGCAGGGATTTTAACTTTCGTTTGAAGGATAGGGATTTTATCATCAGATTGCCAGAAACTCATTTTATAATAAATGAATATAATAAAAAAATAAAAATAAAAAAAATTTTAATAAGTCTTCACTGCGATACTCTGGGTGGGACCCATTGCCACCTGACCTGTGGATGTGACTGCTTTTGCTGTAAGATCCCCCGCATCTTTAGTTGCCTGCTGGTCTGCTCCCTGCTGTGCTGGATTAATATCTGTCTGTTCTTTATATGCTTGCTCTTTTGAGTCTCCGATCCAACTCGCGATCGCAGACCCCACATCTAATGCCAGACCCACAGGTGCCAGAACAGGCATAAATGATCCTGCGGTATCTACTATACCTCCAGCAATACCCAGAGCATTACCCCATTTCTGACCTGTATCCAATTTACTCCAACCTCCAGCAATATCTTCTACACCCGACACACCCGCCATTCCTAGACCGACACCATGCCCAACTAAATCACCGATCGCATCTGCCCTTGCTGATCCCACATTGACCTTCTGAGCAATCTTTGAAACGATTGCTGGGACACCCACACCTGCCCCTTTATCCGCTCCCTCTGTCAATACACCAGTCTTTGCCTGGGTGATTAAGTCTCCGATTTTATTCACTTCTGCCCCTGCTTCTGACATTTGATGACCTCCACTTAAAAAGGTCGCAGTTGTCCCTGCCGTGCTCTTTTGAATAAAGTTCTCCGTCTCTTCACCAGCAGTGCTGATTGACCTTATCGCATCTCGGGTCTGACTCACTTTATCGGATGCTCTACCAATTGAACCAGAAATACGGGATACTGTTCCCAGAGCACTACCTCCTGATAACACATCAGATCCACCCTCCTCTATTTCTGAATCTGTCTGCTTACCTCCAGCATCTCTTCTTTCTCTGTCAAATGTCTGCTGTATAGTTGTCTTCTTCTGTTTGAGTGCGAGAGCATTCTGCTCCGCTGATTCCATCATTCCATTACCAATAGTAAGTTCGGCACTTGCTCTTTCATCCATTTTATATTAATAAATTATTTATTTTCCACATCTTTATTTTCAGGAATATTGCCTGTATCTACATCAGATACATCTTCCTTTTGACCTCCATATGCGATTATTTTTTCAAAATTATGCCACGCCTCAGGAGGATTGGTTGTAAGATTTAAATAAAGGAAGTCATATTTATTGGGTGTCGCTTTATGATATATCTTTAAAAAGTTATCATATCCCGAAAATTGGTCTCCCATTTCTTCAGCAATCTTGCCCAGTTCCCGATTATTAGGAAACGGAGACCCGATTATCATATGTGTCGCATTGGATCTAATGACTGGAGACACCTTACGGTAATTTTGGCAACTCATGAGAAGGAGGTCAATACCATAGTGCCTGAAGCGACTAGCGAGACCATTAATCATAGGTTCCCGTCCTGCCTTACCTTTAAAGACCCCAATTACATCATCTAGAATTAATGCGAGGGAGGGTCTCATTGATAAGTCATCATAAGACTTCTGGTCATCTAATATCTGTTCTAGTAATTCGTCAGAATATTCATCATAACAGGAACATGCCTTTTGTAAGAATCTAGATGTCTTGTCATTAAAAATTGTGGGACTTATGACAATTGTGTCATCAAAATAGTCTTGTCCGAAAAAGTTAGAGTTAAGCAGAAGATTATTCACTATGGTGCTTTTTCCGGTGCGGATTGGACTAATCATTAACAGGAGACTGGGTGGTTGGGGTAAATTTGGATGTAATGGTTTCTTCTTTTCTTTGGGTGGATCTTTAACAGGTAATATCTTTAGATTGCCCTTTTTGATTTTAGGTGCGTTTTCCATTTTGTAATAATATAAAGATTTTAATATAATTATATTAACATGGATAAAATGAGTTTAAATGAATACATAAAAGGATTTGAAGATGAGATTGATAGATTGAGAAAAGAGGTCTCCGGATTGAGAGAAATGAATGAACGATTAGTCAAATTGATAGGTAAAGAGTTTAGGAGAGATGAAGAGAGTATATTTGAACTTCCTGAAAAAATGATATTTAAAATGGATGATTCCGGAGACTCAAATCCATCCTTAAATGGATTTACTGAAAGCACGCATCCCACACATCATTCATAGGTGGACTTACAGCATTCTGAACCTGTTGGTATGTTTGCTGTTCCTGTGCTTCTACTTTAATCTTTTTCTGCTTTTCTTCTTTTCTCTTTTTTCTTTTAGTATCATATTTTTCTACTGCCATTTCACTTAATTTTACAAGTAAATCTTCATCTACATCATCAATAGATAATGCTTTATATTTCACTGGAGCAGGAGCAGGTTCAGGAGGTATATCTTCTTCTTCAGATTCCATCGGATTATGTAAGACTGCTTCAGGTTCAGGTTTTACTTTGACTGTCTTCTTACCTTTCATTTCATTCTCCAGATCCTTCTTTGCTTTTGCGATCCGTCTCCGTTCCTGCTGTGCCAGAAGTTTCTTCTCTTGTGCTTTTCTCTTTCTTACTTCATTTGCTTTGACTCGTGCTCTTGCCAGATGTTCTCTCTGTGCTTCTGTAATCTGTCTTTTCTTTCTTTTCGGTTTCTCCTCCACTCCTTTAAATACTTCTTCATCTGGCACAGATGGTTTGGGTGGTATTTCTTCTTCTTCTTCTTTAATAGTTTCTTCTAATTCTTCTCGTATAATCTCTTCATCTCCTTCAAAAGCATCATTGGTTTCGGAGACCTGTTCTGTAATCTGCTCTTGATTTATTTCTTCTGCTGGAATTATTTTCGGGAGTAAATCTGCCATTTATAGTATTAATAGAAAAAAATATCTAAAATTTTTCTATTATTTTCTATTTTTCTAAAAATTGGATAAAATTAAAAAATGTATATTAATCAAAATTTAAAATAACCTTTTCTCTCTTTATCTTTAATATTGGTTTAATAGGTGGTTTATAATCTTTGGGAGGTCGCCCTCGTTTATTATAACTCCCATAATGCTTTGTTATTATTTTTCTCATATCTTAACCTTTTATTATTGCTTCTTTAAATACTCACCATAAAATTTTATGGGACCAATATTTTGGAGTATTTTTATCCGTGGCGGGTCCGTGTCTGTCATAATACGCTTTCTTACGCTTAGGATCCCCATGGTCCAAATGTTTATAATGACCCAATTTATCTTTATACTGCTGATATTTTGAGTCTCCGAAATGGATTAATTTAGCATTGCCTTTTGCTGATTTCACATAGACACTATATTTCTTTCCTGCTCTCGTGGATTTGAATGGTTTGTATAATTGCTTTACTGGTTTTGATGTTTTGGAGACTGGTTTCTTCTTATCTTGTGGCATTTACATTGTATTAATATATTATTTTATACTTTCTCTTTACGAATATGAAATGTTACAGATGATGATCCAATTAAATCTCTTGATGTAATACCATTTTTATCTGTGAATTTAATCTCCAGATCCGTTACATTAATATCGTGGGGATTATTTAATGCCACATATGTCTTCTCCGTGACTTCATAGAACATTTTTCCAAATTGGTCTCCGTTGTTGTCATGTCTAGGGCAGACATAGAGAAACTTTGATGGACATTGACGGCACATATTATATGATTGATGATTGAGTGATGGAACCTCTATTAATAGAGGGTCGGGTTCCTCTCCCAGGTCATCTGTCCCATCTACAACCCATTTACCTCTTGCCCCTGCTGAAGCAACTCCACCTCGCGATGATGCTACACCATCTACAGATTGTATTAGATTCTTTCTCTCTACACCCAGAAGTAATTGAATATTGGGAGGATCATCGGGATGTGTCTTGTATTCACCAGGAGTGTCAAAATCATCATCCGCATAATCATTATCATCTGACGCTTGAGTAATCATTCCATTTACAGCATCAGGAGACTCATTATTGGAGTCTAATTGATAAAATTGTTGTGCCAGTAATGTGGGTCCAGCATGTTTATTTTTGTCTATATGATAAATATCTAATTCTAAGACTCCTTCAATTCCAACCTTATAAAAGAGATTATCATCTCCATCTTCATTACCTCCCGCATTTTCATATGCTCCTGAATAAACACTGCCCCAGAATGATGATCCAGGATAATAAGCAACTGTGCCTGTGTCTTCATCTTCTTCATAATCATCTCCTAGGATCGCCAGAGTATTCATTCCGTCATCTGAGTCTAGAGGATAATTGTAAGATGTCTTTGTATTCGCTTTTAAATATTCATCCAGATTCATTCTACTACCAGCAATACTTGGAGATGTCTGAAATTGAACAGTGACTATCACTTCATTTTGATGTGCGATATCTACTAATGGATACAGAGACTCGTTTAATTGATTCACCTGATAAGGCAGTTGTGTATCATCTGCTCCAGTATTCACTTGTGCCGTAAATATCATTTGATTTGTTCCAGTAAAATCTACTTTATTACCAATCTGAAATGAGAGTGAGTTGCCATCCAGTTTCCATTTGAAGTGCTGATATGATTTTCCTGATGCGAACATATCTGCCTCTGTGATTTGAGTGGCAGGTCTCCCGTCTTTTGTGCTTCCCCAGTATATTAACTCTTTTGTTGCCTGACGCAGAGGATTGTCATCTTGGTCTTTATCACCATAATTGACTATCTGATATACATGTAATTTCCTTGTTCCTTTATTACCTTCATCCCAAAATTTAACTTCATAATCACTGAACTTCCAGTAACCATCTTCATTCTGATTATTATCATATGCGATTACATTCTCTCCGAAGTCATTTGCCCACATCTGATGAGTCTGGGGTCTTGTGAGTCCGAGACAGAAACCGTTGGGTGCTCCATTAAATGTTCCTATCCAGTGTCCACCACAAGCAGATAAGGGTGCTGTTCTACAGACGACTCTGCTCTCCATATCCCATTCTCCGAGAGGATAACCGGGTTGTGTAAAAGAGGAGTCTGCGAATGCCCTTGTGATTGTATTGCCATTATTACTTGCCACCCACTTTGCGGACCAGTCTTTATCTAGAACATTCTGCTCATGGAGACCGATCCAGGAAGGGACTAGAGTGGATCCTGTGACATAGTTAGGTATTAATAGATTGATATCAGTTGGGGCACCGGTGTCGCCGGTCACCTGAAATCTGCGTCCATCAGCATTTAATGACACTGTCCATCTATTCCACCAATCTGGGTGTGTTACACCACTATTTAATGACTGTTCAAAGATTCGCATCAATGCTGATGAATCTAATTGTTCTAATTCATCTCTATCATAACCGGCAGTATCAAAAAAGATTGGATAAGGTAAATATCCAGTGTCATTCGCAGAACGGTCAGCACTATTCAATAGAGGACCATAATACCAATAAAAGAGATTTGAGTCTGATGCCTGAAATACTGCCTGTCTATTGAATTCCACATTGACTACTGCTATTTCTGAATTTTTAGGGATTGTAATAGTATTTCGGAGATTGTTTCTATAATTATTGGGATCTTCAATACCTTCTTGGTTCAGGTCTTCTTGACCACCATCCTTTATATAACCCCATGAGTCATATGCTTTTTGAGAGGAAGATGTAAAGAGTAATTGACTATTTGATGACATTTTATAATGACAATAGATATTTTTATTTTAATAAATTATTTTTCTATTTACAGAATAAAGAGAATGGTTCATGGTTCACAGAAAGATCGTATCAAAAAGAGTGGGAAACAAAAGAAAAAGGTAATGAAATGTATTGAATGTGACTATGCGAATCCAGACCCTGTATCACAATTCAATATCCCAAAAGGGGTGGATGATGACAAGAAGATTAGACCCAAGGATGTGTTTGAAGGGTATAAGGACCCCAAATCTACTGCCAAAAAGGGCAAATCTAATCGTAAAAAGACTAAATCTAATATGCCACAAAAGGGAATCTAATGGTAATCAATAGAGGATTTACTGCCAATCTAATGGTAAATGAGTTAAAATTAGCAACCTTATACGATTTTGAGGTTTTACAAATTTGATTGTATAGAATATTATTTTTTACATTTTTATTGTAAATTATTACAAATGAATGACAATGAGTAAATTATGAATCATTACATTTTTTTATTTTTTTATTTTACTTTTTATTATAAGAAGCAAGAATTTTAAAAAGTCAAAATCGTCTAATGCGGAATGGCACTTTTTTGAGACGGTGTTTTACAGAGAGAAGAGGTCTCCGCATTAGATAAGAGAGACGGGAAGTTAAGGTGGAAAGTGTCATTAGACGAAGACGGGGACCCCAGTAAATTAAGGGTATTTACGAGTAAATCGCGATTAGATTCACACCCTTTCGGAGACCTGATACATTTTAAGCGGATTTAATGATGAGAGATAATAAATAAATCTATTTACATTTCGTAAAAAATAATATAAATTAAATATATTTAAGAGTATAATACAATAAAAGAAACATGACCGGCAAGGCAATAAACTACACCCCCCAATACTCTTCAGCACAAAAGACACAGATCGCGAACTCTCTCCTAGAATTCTATAAAGATGGCAAATATGCCTTTGATAAAGATAAGTCTAGGCAGTGTCAGGGATATTACAATCATAAGTCAGAGATTACTAATAATCTAGATAATTGGTGTAATACTCAATCAGCGTTCGTCAAATATATTATTCCTATAATTGATTACAATCTAGAGACCGATTATGATGCTCTGGAGACTGAATGGGTCAAACACCATCAAACTCAATGTAAGTTGGACGATGTAAAGAGTGAATTAAAAAGACTTAAAGAGTCTATGGAATATATGGCAGAGAGGAGAGCACAAGAATTAAAAAAAGAATGGGTTTCAGATGTGGAGGATGTTGTGAAACTTCAAAATGCGTTAGATGAATCAGAACAAAAGAGAATCAATTATTTACGACAACACTCTAGCAGATGTAAAGGTTGGGATAATAAAGAAAATCAATTGAAAGAAACCATTGAGAGATTAACACATGAACTGAGATCCAATCGTGATAAGCAGATTGAAGAAGAATTAGAGAGAAAGACTAAAAAAGCAGAAAGAGATAAAGAACTGGAAACTGCCATTTCGGATCGTGATAAGGCAAATGAGAAAATGATTAAAATGAAAGAAAAGTGCCAGAAAGAATATGAAAAGAAAAGAGAAGACATTATCAAAAAAGAAGAAAAGAAAATGTCCAATTTACAGAAAGAATTAGATGCTTTAATTAAAAAGGATATGAAAAATGAAAATCTTTTATTAAAAAGTGAAAAAATTAAATTAGAACTTGATATGTTTAAAATGAAATATAAAGAAATGGATACTCAATATACATTGTCTAAGTCAGAGAACGCAACTCTTCGGCAGATGGTTGCTGGTCAGAGTCCAGTTCCGCAGATCCAGTCGCAGGCACAAGAGTCTCTTCCTGCTCCTCAACTGATTCGGTCGGTTTAACTGAATCTTTATTTTTATTATTATTTTTACTTTTATCTTTTTTATCTTTACTTTTCCCCGTCGCCTGTTCCTCATCTAGAGGAGGTGGTTCCCGAGAACAATCAAATAAATAACATTTATCAGATATTCCAACTCTACATCTACAGAGACACCGACTCTGCCATATAATAGTTAATAAAGCACCGATACTTGAGATGACCAATGCCATTGACCCAGCGAACTGGTCAATGGTCATCTGTTCTATTTCAATAAAATCTTTATCTGTTTCTGATTCTGGTTCCATTATTGTTGTAATTGACAAAGAATATTAATACATTGAATTATTTTCTCATTTCTCTGTTTCCGCTCTTCAATAGAGGGACCAGTCTGCGTTCTTAAAAAGTTCAATTCATTTTGATGTCCCATCATCATATCACGATAAGACTCACAGTCTGCTTCCAGTTCTTTCACTCTCGCACGAAGTCTCTGTAACTCATCACCAGTCTCCACAGCAGTCTCCACAACATCATCTATGACTTCCTGAACTATAGACTCCACACCGGAGGACCCCTGCTTGTTAAAGGCATCCATTTGTTCTTGCGTAACCTCCACACAATCCTCTTGTGAGGGCATCTCAACGCCACCATTGTCTTCTTCTGGAACTGGGTCGGGGGCGACCTGTGAACCATCCACTGCGACCAGAAACTTCCTGTGGACTTGTATCTTCCTGGGTTCAGCATCAGGATCAGTCTTATTAATAAGTGAAATCTCACAGAAAGTGCTTTTAAGGGATGTAATAAGACACTTACTTTCTTCATTCAATACTTTCTTCCACTTGCCTCCCGAGATAGTTACTTCTTGTCCCACGGTAAATGTTTGTTCGTCACTCATCTTTTATATATTAATAGATAATTGTTTTTAAGTAAATACGCACACATAAATCTATTTATTTATCAATTACATAATTAGACTGCTGTGTGGATAGTCTGTGTCCCCTCATATCTGCTCTCATATTCGCTTTCTGAATATCTTCCATTGTGGAGTCTAGGTCCAATTTTACATTATAATATTTTGCCATCATGGTTGTGGATATTGGAGCACCTAGATATTGTTTCGTATAATCACTAAATTTGTGCGAGAGAGCATTTCGTGTCATTCCATTGCCATTGGTGAAACAACAAAAGGGAGGTGTGAAATCTCCTTTAATTTCAGGTATATCAATCATTCTTTGCTTTAACCATAATCTTATAACTGGCATAATCTCGGATGAAATTGGTATCTCCTTGGTTCCATAGACCTTTGAAGTCTTATATTTCGTAAGAATAAACATACCTGTTTTACCTGAAGCATCCAACAGACACCAATTTGATTTCCTTTTATCCTCTTCAGATAGTTTCTTAAATTGAGACCTTTTAATAAACTTCATATCTCCACATTCATTTCTCAATGGATAGAGTCTATGAATTAACATTAATAGATACATCATGAGTTCATAATGACTGTGCTTTATCTTGACAGGATTAATACCTGATATAAAAGCGTCAATATTTGCTTTGGATACTTTATTATAAACATCCTCCTGTGCTTTGGTGAGTCCACCATTTCCATTTAGATCCTTCTGTGTCTTGTAATTCAATACATCTCTCTTACCAGAATAATATTGTATTAATACATCATTTTTAGGAGTCTCCGAATGAAGAGCAACTAAAAGAGCATTTAAATAGTTTCGTTTGGTGTGGTCTTTGAGGTCTGCCATGACACCCTCAACCTTTTGATAGTCAGACAAAAAATCAATATTATTAAACTGATTATCACCACAACACATGTGGTGAAGATTTCTAATATTTGATAAATAAATTTTAATACTACTTTCACTATAGGGACGACCCCGTTCCACACCATATTTTTTAATAGCATCTTTAATTTTTGATTCCATTTATATATATTATATATACATAAAATAATCTTAAATAAAAATAGATTTATAAAAAAAGGAGGTATCATGAGAATATCCATCCGCCAGAAGAGGTCTCCGGTTTATGCTTTTTTAATTCATTTTGAGCGACAATCAGTAAATCTAATTTAGATAGGATCTCCATCTGTTTTAATTTAATTGTGTCAATACTCTTTTTTAAAGTTGCGATTTCGGAGACTGCTTTATCAATAGGTCTGATTACAGTTCTTTCCTCAAATGATTGTTTTAAATATTCACGCTCCCCCATTTTATACAATATATTATTTTTTATTTTTATTTTTACTTTTTAGATGTTTTGCCCACAAGTCAGCATCTGCTGTCTTCTGCGTCTTACCTCCCATAACGAATGAATAGATCCGTGCCTGTGCCCATTGTTCCGCAGACATCTTGCCTTTTAATGATGCCCCTCCGACCTTCTTACCATCACTCGCTCTCCTGACACTCTGCGGATTTCCAGAATGTGCCCCTCTGCCCCTTTTCGCAACTTCACTCAATATACGGGATGACACCCCAGTCAGTCTGCTGATTTCTGCTCTCGTGTGTCCCTCATCTCGTTTAAATCCATATTTCTTATTAAATTTTGCTTTATTTGTTTGAACCATCTTTACTTCTTGTATTTATTTAAATTTGCCATTAATCCTTTTCTTGCTTTTTCAAAATCTTCTTTGGATACCTTTCTTGTATCGGTCTTAGTTACAGCACTGGTCCCTTTACCTCCTCTCTCCTTCTCTGTGATCGTATCTGTCTTATCCTTCATTTTCATGCCTTTAGGGAGTTCTCCCCATTTCTTTAACCACATTAATTTATTTCTGCCATTTGGTTTATTCTGTGATGCTTCTACATTACTCCAAATGGGTCTCCATGACTTTGCCATGGGTATCATTCTTCCATCCGATAATTCCAATTTGAAGTCTCCCTTCTTCTTACCTCTAATGGTTGCCTGACCTGTGGCATTGAGAAATCTCACCTTTGTCCCATCATAAGCAGATAAATTTTGAAGTTTGACACTACCACCACGGGTGTTGGCAGAGACACCAGAAGTCATCTCTTTTAGATTCTGTCTAGAAGCATTAAATTTATCTTTGTCTGTTGCTTTTCCCTTTTTACGGGCGAGCACCTGACGAGCAGTCTTACCAGTTCCGGGACGGGATGCCACATGCCCTTTACTGGCGAGTAAGTCATATAACTCCTGCTTTTTGATTTTCTCTGGATGAGAGATATTGTAATCTCTCGCATATTTCTTCATAGAGGCAAGTGTGGAAGATTTATTGGGTTTTGGTTGCGAGGGCATTTTATTTATACTGTGCGTAAGAAAATAAAATTAAAAAAATATTAATAAATAAATGACTACTTCTGAATGTTCCTTTGATTTGTATAACGGAGACTGCTTAAAGGAGATGGAGAAGATCCCAGACAACTCAGTGGATCTTATATTTAATGATTTACCTTACGGTCAGGTCTCATGTGAGTGGGATAAAAAGATTGATTTAAAGAAGATGTGGGAGCATTTTATGAGGATTAAGAAATTGAGGACACCCATCTTTATGTGCTGTTCTACTAAATTCGGTGCTGAATTAATAGCATCTGCTCCGAAGAAGTGTCCATTTCGTTGGGACATTGTGTGGGTTAAATCAGCACCAGTGGGGTTCCTCTCCGCACGTAAGATGCCAATGAAGAAGCATGAAATGTTATATGTATTCTATGAGAAACTACCTCTATACGATTTATCATCACACACTCATAAATTCAAAAAGAGAAATGAAAAAGTCGGAGATAAAAATAGCACATATGGATCTATTGATAGACAGAGGTCTGAGAGAAGATATGATCCACCTCTTCCCATGTCAGTTCAAAAAGAAGAAGCATCTAAGAAATTGGATCTCTATGGCAGAAATCATATACAGGATGATGGTAAAAGAGGATCTTATGAACCTCCTCTTCCAGTCTCCGTTCAGAAAGAAATCAAAAAGAAACCATCAGGTTCTACATATGACTGTCGTCCGATTCATTATCACGATGAAAATGGTAAGAGAATTCCTGATAATACATCTAGATATGATCCACCACTTCCTACATCAGTTCAAAAGGAAGATAAGCAGATAATCAGAGAAGGGCAGATATACAATGGAGGCAAAGCAATGGAGTCTGCTTATACTAAATCAGAAAAAGCGAAGATATATAAAGAGTCAGGTAATAATCAATGTTATAATCCACCTCTCCCTACATCAGTTCAAAAAGAGATGGTTGTTAAAAATAATAGTATTTATAATGATAAAGAAGTAATTGATTACAAAGATAGAAAGGGTGGTTCAATGTGGAAACCACCACTACCAACATCAGTTCAAAAAGAAGAAAAGAAAGATGTATATGATTTTGAGCGGAGACTTAAAAATGGAGAATTGAAGGATCACAGAAGACCCAATGATGGTAAATCAGCAGGAGGATCTCATTGGAAACCACCTCTCCCCACATCAGTTATTAAACCGAATGTATATAAAGATATTAAAGGAGGTATGTGGAGATCCCCTCCAGGTCAATATGATCCACCTCTCCCCACATCAGTTCAGAGAACAACTACTGGAGAGTATAAACCATATACAGTTAAAGATTCTACATATGGGAAGGATCTAAAAGTAACTACAAATTATAAAGGGAGAAAGGGATCTGAATCCTGTTATGAACCACCACTGCCAACATCAGTTCAGTCTCCGGATGACCCTGAATTAGAAGAAGATGATACATTTTTACTACATGCGAACCAAGAAGAAGATTTACCTGAAATAGATAGAGATGACTTAATTAATAGATTAATACATCCTGATTTGGAGACTGATTATTTGAATGAAGAAGGATTACCAGATTCAGTATTAGAGATAGCATCACAAAAGGGAAAACACTCAACCCAGAAACCATTAGACTTAATGAAGTGGGCATTAAAGTATTTTTCAAAAGAAGGAGATATAGTATTAGATAATACAATGGGATCTGGATCCACAGGGGTGGCATGTAAAGAGATGAATAGATCCTTTATTGGTATTGAGATGAACCCTGAAATATTTGAAACTGCCTGTGACCGTATATTGGATTAATCAAACCCACTGCCTCTGCCCTGAACACGATCTCTTAATTCTCTCATCTGCTTTTCAAAGTCTGTCTCCTGTCTCTCTCTGGGTTGTGCTAATGGATCTACAAATGAACCTCTTGTCTGTGCTCTCCTCATCAATTCTGCCATGCTGAACCCACCTGCTTCTTTCTTCTTTGCTTTACCTTTACCTGCTCCCTTTTTACCTAGAACAGGGGGACCACTCTTTTTAAACATGGGAGGAGGAGGAGCGGGAGGTGGAGGAGGAGGTGGACCTTTTCTGCCTCCTGGAGGTGGAGGAGGACCTCTGCCTGGAGGTGCTGGGGGACCCGGTCTCCGGTTTGATGATTTAGTCCGTCTAATTATTTCAAATGAACCTGGTTTCTTTTTTAACTGCTCCTTGAGATTCTTTCTCGCATTCTCAAAATCCTTATCTTTTTTTAATGATTCCGGAGACCGTTTTGTCAATCTATTATTTTTATGATCCACATCAAATCCTTCTTTTCTGATTGCTTTAATTAGAGCATTTCTATCTAATTGAGTAATATTGATTTTTAATTTCTTTGCTTTTACTAATTTCTTTATTTCAGGCAACTTCAATTGACCTGCGAAGGGACCACGGACGTAAGGCATGTTTATAATTGGTAAATATAATATAATAAAAATAATAAAATGGAAATACATCATTCACATTCAAAAAAAGATTTAATTGAAATAATTGAATGCTTTGAATTAAATGAAATAGAAGATTACAGAGATATGTTAAAAGATGATTTAAGGACTGAACTATCTGAATACATTCTAGGATTGGAATATCTGAAACCAGATAATCAGCATTTCTTTATATCAAATGTAGATGAATTAATATCTTACTTAATGAATCCAACTCCGAAACAACTATTAACCAATGTAGAATTAGAAAAGGTCTCCATAATAACAAAAAATATAATTTATTATTGCCGAGAATGTAGTTATTGCTTACCTGCTTCTAATTATGATGAGATTGATGAAGTGATTGAAGATGGTATTTATATTTCTAAATACGGAGACCTGCCTGCGGTGAGGCGTGCTTTAAGATTATTGAATGGTGATGATAAGATTGATGTGTCTATTGAACCTATACTGACTAAACGGATGCGTGTGAAATTGAAGAGATTAGATGATTTGAAAAAGTCTAATACTGGTAGATTAAAAGTTAAACATGGACCCATTACAGTTTCTTTTGACTAGATATTGATAATACTATTCTTTGCCCTCTCCCATCGGTTATTCTCCTCCGCACTGGCATCTTCATCATATTCATCATATTTGGCACCGATCTGTTTGACCTGCTTCTCCTCCAGCACCGACCGATAGTAGTCCCAGAGATTCTTCCCATCCTCAAACCCTGTGCCCGAGAAGGATCCCTCCAATGAATCCTTTTCAGTCAGTCTCTCCTCCGCAATGATACCGAAAACTTCTTCCGGTCCATGGTGGGTCTTGCTATCCATCACATCGCAGGTGTATTTCCCGAATGCTTCCAACTCTCGGACACCCCACCGCATCTTGGACATCTTCTTCTTCAGTCCGCATGTGATATTGGGCAGAAACCATTTGTAGTTGTTCCAGTCCGCCAGAAAATACTTATATGCCGGTTGGAGATTGATCCATGCCCCGAGACGCATCTGAATGAATCCAGTCTCCTTTTCTTCATCTTTCATCATATTATACATGTTCACTCCGCCTGGATCATCTGGCAGAGTCTCAATCTCTTTACAGACGAATGTGGGTCTTGGTCTGAGTCCGCCACCATGTTTGAATATGATTGCGATTCCGATGTTGCCCATGATCCGCCCCTTGGCACTGAGCATCCTGAAGAAGACCTTCTCAATCTCCATGACCGCCCTGACATCTTCTTTGAATCTCTGATCCTCATCGTTTTGGTCTTGAATCATCTTCTTGACTTGCTTCCTGTCTTCAATTGCCCTTTCAATTACATCATTCTGCTGGTCGCACCTCTGTGCCCAGACGATCACCTTCCTCTCCAGTTCTTGCTTCTGCTTCGCGAGTTCTTGGATCTTCTTCTTCTGCTCTGGATTGCTGACCAGTTGGACTCTGGTCTCCGGGACATGTGCTTCCGCCTCCACCACCACGCAGAAGTCTTGAGGCAGAGGGACTGCTTCTGCTGTGACTTCCACTGTCTCCGGTTCGGGTTCAAAGACAGGTTCCTCAACTGGGTTGGGGTTGGGTGGTTCGGGAGTCGGTTCGGTGCTGAACCCTCCCGTCTGGTCGTTCCACTCCAGTCTCCTCCAGCGACGGGTGTTCTGGGATCTGCGGTTGCGGTTCGGCATGGTTGGTTGGTCGCGTTTTTTGTCTGATGTGTGTTCTGTTGTCTATGATATCTGTTGGAAACCAACTTTCAAATTTTAAGTTTTCCAGCGGTTCCGAGTTGCTTTCTTACGAGGGGTAGGTTCCTCGTTTGAGGAACCAGTCTCGTGTGTGGGTGGATCTAATTTTTTGGATTTTCGTATTTATTTATACAACTGAGATACATCTATTTATTCTTCTTCTTCTTCTTGACTATCTTCCGCTTGGGTAGAGTGGATATTAATTCATTCGCCCCTTCATTGTAGTGGTCACCCTGTTCCCGCATCTCCAGACTCTGTTTCACCGTCTGCTGATATTTGATGCCCTTAGGTGCCCTTGGGTTGTCAATGATACCTTGGACCCAGTCTCTGCCTGCCTGACGCTCCAGACATCTGTCCCAGATTGGATTCAGGAACCCTGAGACGACTTTCTTGTCTTCAGATTTCTCCACTATTGAGTTTGCCATATCAAACAGCATCTCCTTCATTTCTGCCTGAATTTCAGGTTGCTCTTGCCAGTCCTTGGGCGGTTCTTCAATAGTGCCGAGTTTGATCCATTGATTGAGAGTCCGAGCAGATTCATAGGCAGAGGTATTGAATTCTCGGTTTGCCATCACTGGTTTCTCCCGAATCAGTCTCCGCTTATCAGCAGAGTCAGACTTCTCCAGATACATGACCTTCATATCATTACGCCAGATATCCCAGTCATATTTGACTTGACCATCTTCTGGATCCACTGGATCATACTTCCTCTCTTCAGGGTTCCAGTGTCCGACCATCAGACTCCGGGGCAGAGTGTAGTGGGCACTGATTAACTGTTTGACCTCCATCTGCCTGAGTGCCAGTTTCTCCTCCAGGTCTGCGATCTTCTTCGCCTGACGCTGGATCACCTTGTCTGCTTCAATTACCTTCTTGTTCATTTTGTCTCGGAGCAGGTCTTTGCCAGAGGTTTCATCTCGGAGCAGATACTTGTGTTCACCATGGGTCTTGGAGTAGTCAGGTGGATCACATTTCCATTTGATATCTTTGCCTGGTTTCATTCCGGAGGGTGCGTTGTCACCCCAGACGGTTGGTCTTGGTTCT